GTCTTGCACATCAACAAGCAAGTCTGCTCCTGTTGCTACATCAAACGTAACCTTATCGTTGTCACTAAAGCGTTGCTCTAATGTTTTAGATAGGAACCAATCGAAGTTATCTTTAACTCTTAGCTTGTGTCTAGGTTTACGGCTACGTCTACCATGATTACCTACCACGCATGGTATGTGTACATGGTTGAAGTGTTCAGCTAACAGGTTGATACCTGCTGATAGTTGTTCAGTCCAGAAGATAATAGATGCGAGCATAGTATCTTCGTTGGTTTCAGATAGTTCTTCGTGTATGTCACCTGAGAATATGTCACCACCTAAGAATAAGACTATGCCTTCGTAATCTATACCAGTCACGTAATCATTAGTGAGTAGTATTATCTTTTGGAAGTAAGCTTCGAGTCTCTTAACAGCTATCTCTCTGTTGTACTCGTTGCGGAACTGTATCTCTTCAGGTTTAACTACCTCATCAAAGTGTGTGTCAGATAGTATTGTGCATACCACACCTGTTGATTTCTTTTTCTTCTTAGTTAACCATGTTGGTGGTTTGTAATCTGCCTTAGATAACTGAGTAAGGAGATGGCTTCTTAACTCTGCTTCGTCTAATGCTTCTTCAAGTTCTTTAACTTGACCTTTGAATATATCCCGTTCAGTCTTAACCTTACTTACCTGTCTGGAAAGTTGGGTGATCTGTTGGATATCTGCGCCAGCTAAGGCGTAATCCTCTAGGGATTTAGCGTCTGTCACGAGTAGTGAATGCGGCTACCTTGCCTTGTGTTGCATCAGCATAGCCTAAAGACTGTAACCATTTGGTCATCATTATCTTTCCTATGCCGTTGTTGGTACCATCCCAACACTGATTGAACACTTCATCTGGTAGCTGATCTATCCATGCTCCGGGCAACTTGCGCCCATTGGATGCGACGAACTCTTGTAAAGTTTCAGAGGCCAATAGGAACCTCCGGGTTCCACATTGCTGTCCATGTCTTATGATCCATAGTCCCACTCTCTTTCAGTAGCATAGATCGTTGCAACATCAGCACCGCTCGTAGCGTTTTGCGTCCGTATACTCCGTCTGCTATTCCGCAATTAAAGTCTAACGAGTTGAGCTTTGATTGTGCAACCTTGACGATATCTCCTTTAGATCCTCGCCTGAGTGGTGACAATCCTATCTGTCTACCCATGTCATTGATTATCGCTTGGATACCAGCCCAATTAACTTCTTCTTCAGGTGGTTCTTCCTCTTGTATACCAGTAGCGAACCAACTGTTACCGTTACGTGGTTGGAAATGCCACCATTCTCCCTTAACTGTAGGTCGTATACCGTACCGTCTGGCTATAGCTGTTACTTCATCTGTTGTTATACCTCGTTTAACTATACGTAGGTCAACTGCATACGAGTATCCGTCTGGTTGTTCTTGATGAAAGCTCCCTCGAAAGAAACCATCCGGTCTTTTCCAATCAGGGTTAGCCGCAAGGTTACCTTTACCTGCCTTGTAACGGTCGTAGAGGGCCTTCTGAGAGGCGTATGACCTGCAACCTGAACATATTGCCACCTTGTTGCCTATGCGCCCGTCAGAGAAGAGATTCTCTAATCGTTGTACAAACCTAGGGTGCAGTAAAGATAGATCTATACTCTTATCAGTTACCGGAAGTAGGGGGTTGCTCATGGATATCCTCTGGTTCAGCCGTCGGAGTATACTCTAGTACAAGTCTACCATCATTGTCAGTACTATCCGTGTCAATCATGTGCTGATCTTTACGTTCACCTATCACCATCCACTGACAAACTGTTCCTTCATCCCCAGTAATAGTCAGCTTGCATTCATCTAACGACCATTCAACCAGCTTGCCTGATGCTGAAACGATAGACCAAGGGTTAGTATTCAATGCTTTCCATGTGCCTTCAGCCATACCATACTGTTCATCCATGCAAATAGTTACTGGTTCTGCTCCTAATGTCACAGTACCTCGGTATATTAGATCAGCATACGGTCCCTCTATGAATGAGTGACGTAACCGTTTGTCTTCTAATACTGGGTGAGGTATGTCAAATGACCCGGAACCTTTAGACAACGAGCCTGTAACAGCTAGATTACCTGAACTGTTAAGCGACATTAAAGTTGTATATGAACCAGTGTCAGGAGCGTCATACCAATAATGTGCCGTTTTAGCGTAAGCACTTACAGAAGCAGTACCATTCGCATGATGTGTCCAGAAAGTAGCGGCTTCTATAGTATTATCAGTACCACTATTTAATACACCACTAGCCCAGAAAGACCGACCTCCATAGCTTTGAGAGTTGTCATACTCTCTACCCCATGTATAAGCACGAACACCATCGTTATGAAAAGTAGGAGTTGCCATCATTACTTGCCCATACTGTCCATAATTTGTAGGTGATGTAACAGCATCAGTACTACCGGCAAGAAACCCATTGTAAACCTGACTGCTGTGTCCAGTATCAAACGATACATAACCGTAAGCGTCATAAGAATCATTAGCGTTATCTATTACACCTATCTTTACACCACCGCCACCATCAGCCGATGAGCCTTTAAACTCTGTGTAACCACCAGTACCTACACGTTGCTGTGATCTAGGTGGAGGATCTTGATTAGGTAAAGCAGGAAAGAATCTAGGACGCACGATAGGTAGTAACTCCGGTTTGAACAGTAATAAGTTGCACTGTTAACACACCATCTACCCAACGGTACCTTTCATAAGGGTAAAGATGTTGAGCCGCATCACTCCATTGACCAATAGAGCCGGGTTCATATGCCACACCAGCAACATACACTGTCTTTTCCTCTGCCCCCATCTTGAACTTAACTAATGTACGGCTTTCAAGTAATGATTTGATATAAGAGTACTCGTCGTAAACATCTTGATACACATCACGCTTATCATATTCAGTATGGTTAGTTAATATCACAGGTAATGAAAGCACCTCAGCTACGAACGGCATAGGTATAGCACGTAACGTCCACCTATACAAAGTAGGTGTAGCTGTAACAGTAGTAGTGTTTAATGTAATGGTTGGTATTAGATACTCGCCGTCTATGTTCGCTTCAGCGGATGTAAGTATGGGTTGTATTCCGGGTGTTAAACTATCTGTTGTACTAGATGTTACTGTGCCTGTGTTACCGTCATCGCTATCTACTTTAATAGCTACTGATTGACCTGAAGCTAAAGCCTTATGACGCAGATCAACTGATGCGGCTACTTTAAGTTCTGATATACCCCACCGGAACTTGCCTTCGTCTATGCTTCCAGTTGTCACATAGTTAGTGGCATGTTCTACATATACTCCTTTGCCAGATATAGAGAATGCTCTTATCTCAGTTCCACTTCTAGTAAAAGTAGCGACACCTTGAACTGCCGCATCGGTACCACTACCACTAGCCATCAGATCACTAGCGTAAGCTGGTACTAATTGGTCTGTCCATTCGGATAAACCTATACGACCTAACCCTCCACGAGTTGTGCCATCAAACGGTGAGTCATAATTTTTCCATCCGAACCACATGTGTTCGCCTTGAGGCTCGAACACTTGAACACCGTTCGTTATATCTACTCGTGGTCCATAAGATAGGTAGCCTTGGCCTGTAATGGATGCGAGTCTAAATCCTTTGTTCGTACCTAGTACTACATACCCTAAGTATTCTGCCATTGATAGGATCTTCTCTCCTTGTGGCAGTTCAGCCGCTATCACAGGTACATTTAGTGCGGCAGTTGAATCGTTGATTCCTATGTAATATATCTTTCCTTGTCCACCCTGATTACCACCAGCAAATATGCCTACTGATGTACCAATAACTGTTTCCCAACTATCTACTTGGTTGAAAGATGAACTTGCTATATCAGCATTGTCGCTTGGTGCTGTGCCAACAGATAAAACTGTGAGCCTGTCACCTACACTTGCAAGCAAGTACCCATTAGCAAACCACACCCCATCAACATTAGTTAACGTCCAGTAATCTGTGTTAGCTGATGACCCAGTTACAGCTAGTGCACTTATCTTTTGTACTTTATTACCGGCAGTAGAAGCCACATAAACATTCGTACCATCAGAAGCTATACCAATAATTGCACCACCAGCAGGATTAGAGATTGCTGTTTCTGTAGTAGTAAATGAATCGTCAGTAGGTTTAACATCAGAACCAGTACACACATAACCGTACTCTTGAGTACCAACCATCGCAAAAGCCATGTAAAGATTAGTACCTGAATCAGTAATAGTAAGGTTAGTATCCTTTAATAAAGTAAGTTCGTTCTTAACCCAAGGATTAATACCAGTAGACTTATAGTACTGGCGAGGACCAGACTCAGGTGTGTCACCATCACGCTGACCTGCACCCAACTGCCAATCATTACGAGTACGTTTCCACACACCAGCCTGATTCAAAGACTGTTCACCCGGACTGCCTTGAGTATCAAAGCCCTGTCTTATTGGGTCTATAGTTGAACGACCCATCTTAGCTAAATCAATATTATAATTTCTTTCACCAAGTTTAATTGGTAAAGAATCTCTTACGCTATCTTGGATACCAGCCATGATTAACGAAGAAGAGTTGTCGGAAAGACAGAAGAAACAGAAGCTCCGCTTCTTATCCCGTAAAGACTCATCAACTTGCGAGCCTCTTGACTTACCCGACGGTCATACTGCCCTTGTAATATCATTGAATAACGAGCGCGATCGCCGGCGGCAACAGACGCATCCGATCGACTATCTCCCTGACTATGAAGATCTAGACGCAGAGACTCTTCTCCAAGGAGAAGCGATGCTGATGCTCCTAATGATGGAATATCTATCATCGAATCCGGCATTCCTACAGTGGTGCCAAGAACAGTATCCAGAGCTAGAGCCGTAGTAACAAAAGGATGAGCGTAAATAAGATTAACTGTTACAGCTTTCTCTAGTTTCTCTTGTCTTATTACTTTATAAGTACCATCTATCTGTCTTTGTACAGTGCAATTAAGATTCAACAACCTGTCTTCTTGATCTCTTGCTGTGCGTGTAGCAGATAAAAGATGGTAGAAACCTGTACCCGGAGTGTCGTGATCTTGGTCGTTCATAGCGGCGACTGTCACAGATTGTGCTGTTGTAGAGAACTCAGCAGTTGCAGTACTAACAGCATACAAATTATTAGGTAAAGATCTAATGGTATCTCTGACTGCTTCTGCTATTTGAAAGCCAGAGAATCTAGGTTCTACCTCTATCATAGAGCCAGCCGCCCAGTTCTTACCAGTACTACCTTGCATACCTCTTTGAATGGTTACGTTTACATCGTTGACTTTATGAACATAAACAGTTTCAGGTTCATTATCACCATTACTTATAGAAAGATACGACCCGACCCTTATACCATCCGCTCCATACTTTACTTTAAGAGTAGTGTCAGTAGCAGAATCTAAAGCTGTATCCAACTCGTCTATCTCAGACCGAGTGTTACTATTTATCAGCCTTTGTGTACGTGTTATGCAGTCAGCGATCGTAGCCATGGGTTAAATACTAGCGTGTTGTAGGGGGCGAGGCTATGCCCCACCCCCAACAAACTTCTAGTTAACTACTACGGAGTGTCCGTGTAGCCAGTTAGATTAGTGAATCTTGCCATGTGAGACTGACCCTTAACTTGGAGTCCTTCTTCACAAACAATTTGCACCTTGTCGCTGTCACCAGTCTTGGCGAGAGCTTCAACCACGAGTGGTTGCATAACCCGTCGGGAAACATTTTCCTTCTGGACTACGAATGCACTCTCGGTGTGGCACCAGCGGTTCCTTACCATCTGTGTTTCACCAAACTCGGTGAAGACAGATGCTACAGGTACGCGACCACGACGAGGATCATCAATGGTTGTGCGGACACGACCACTGTCTGATACTGCATTTAGGGTAGCAAACGAGGCTGGGTTAGCGATCAGAAGATCGGGGATACCACCTGCGTTGTAGCATTTCTGCATCAAAGCTTCTAACGCCGCAATGGTCAACGTAGTTGTTGAGCTATCGGTGTTAGTAGTAATGAAGTTCATCAAGCCACCAGTTGAACGGCGCTTGGTTGATGTGTCGTTTACTGGCTTACCATAAAGGTATGCTTGTTCACGAGTTATCACGTTCTCAACTGAGCGGCCATAAACTTGTTTGGCGAACTCATCAGATACACCGTAACGGGATACCTGCTGTTCTGAACGTGACATGTGGATAGGTGTAGGTCCGAAGATCTGCGTGTAGTTCGAGTGGATCGTGCGATCTGCTGAACGTGCAGTTCCCGGATCGGAACCTTCAACCAATGCAGTACCAACACAGATAACTGTGTCTTCGTGCGCGGCTGTTGTTGCTGGCCATGCTGAACCATTAGCCCAATCAGCTACGTTAATAACACCAGTGGAGTTATTAATCGCTGTGATTCTCTTAATGGCACCATTGACAGTAGCGTCTTCTTCACCAATGTTTAGAAGATCGTCTACTTGGAACCTGTAAGAGTCAGCGGCTGAAACTGTAATAGTTGTAGCGCCTGCTCCTGCGGCTCCTGTACCAGCTACGGTTGCACGAGGAAGCAAAAGTTCTTCGTCCATCCATTTAAACTCTTGCTGATCTACGGGAGAACTTGAAAGAAGTTGCCTTCCATCAGTTCCAATACCGTTGATAAACGGAGAGTCTGTTGGTGAAATCATATAAATGAGTTCATCCATGTTGATCTTAACGCCAACGGCAAGATCGTATGAGGTTACTTTACCTCCATAACCGACTACGGCCATGTTATCGCTCCTTTATTTAGTAGTGGATTGTTTGTTCTTTCTCTCCCGCAACATTCCCTCATACTTTGAGCGATTATCAGCAAATTCTTTGACAGGTATATGGTCACCATCTGATTTAACATATGGAACAAACGAACCATCGGCTCTATGTTCTCCGGCTTTTCCTCTTTCCCAATTATTATTTGGTCTACGAGGAGGAACCTTATTTCGTGTCCTGTTCGGAGTAGCATCAGCCGTTAAAGCTGGTGACTGAAGAATCCGTTTAGCAGATTCCTTGCCACATTCAGAGCAAACCTTTACAGGTTCGTCCTTCATGCCTTGTACTAACTCCCAAAGGAAGTAGCACTCCTTACATTCATAAACATATGTAGGCATTAGATGTCAGATACAACTCGTTCGTCGCCTTGACCAGCCGCCTCAAGAACAGTGTGTACAAAACGTGCCGCCGAATCTTCCTTCGACCTGCCTGAATCATACGCAGTTTTAAATTCCTGAAACCCTTGGTCATAAGGACTCTGAGTACTTGCTTCTACTGAAACACTATCTTCAGCAAGTGCCTGTCTCTGTTGTGATACTTGCGTATCAGTCTCATTAACAGTGTCCTGCGCCGGTTCCGGTTGTTCAACGGGAACAGGGGAAGGAGCTAGTTCCTGCCATTCAGCTTGTATAGCTTCTGTATCCAGTTCGCCATCGTAAGCCTTAAACAAGAGTTGCCCTGCTTTAGAATCAGTATCAACACCAGCTTTCATAAAAGCCATTTCTCGTTTTAGCTGATCGCGTTCTTGAATTGCTTCGCGTCCTCGATCTGCCGCATCTCGAAGTTCTTTTATTCCATTTGGATCTGCCATATCTATCACTCCCTTTGCTGTCGCACATAGTCGGAGGAACTATGCGGTGCGTGACTAAATTTGTTTCCCCAGTCGTCACTATCTGGTTCAACCTCCACTACATACTCATCAGGGGCGTGGGTAAGTCCCGATGGATAAGCTCGCGTCCGGCCAGTAATTAGCTCACAGACGGCCTGTGTTTAATATACCTTTATCCGGGGTGGTTTTCAAGGAATTCCGCATAGGCTTCCGGACTATTTAGAACTATGGTCATACCACCCTGATAAGGACTAGGATCATTCTTCCCTAGAGTTACAGTGATTGTTCCTACTAGCGTACCTATAGCAACCAACAATCCTGTTATAGCTGTAATAAGCTTAACAGTCTTATTCATTGTATTCGTAGAAGTCTTTACCCCATGTCTTACTTTGGATGGCTTCTTCAGCTAGATAGATGCGATCCCAGATCGTACTAAATTCTGACGGAACCCAAGCCATAGAAGCAATGATCTCTTTCATCTCATCTACATCTTCTCTGATTATTTCTACATCAGCCGCCATAGCGCTTGTAATATGAGCAGGAGTGAAACGGCTAAGGTCATCGACCCTAGCGCTCCGCAAATCATCAAGACCGTCAGCATTTTCCAAGACACCTTGAGATATTTCATCAAGTTTTGCCAGAACTGTACTGTCTGTTCCAGTGTTTCCTTCAATTACCTGCACCTGTTTTTCCAAATCATCTATCCTACCAGCGATACTAGCCGCATTCCATACCACTACTCCACTGGTGATAGCCACGGACATGATAAGTCCGAGGGTTATCCTAGATACTTTGACTTGTTTCAGGTCGGTAACGTCAGTCATTTAGATTTATACATTCTTAGCAGAGAATTATAAAAAGTTTGATGTGCCCTAGTGTAGTAATCACGCGGATCTCTTGCTTTACGTTTTCTTGCTTCATGTTTATGCTCAAGCTTTTTACCACGAGGGTTTGTAGCACCCGGCCCACTAGGAGAACTAGCTATATAACCACCGCTACGGCGTTTAGTACCCGGATCTAATTGATGCCCTCTACCCATTAGCTTGCCGCCGAAGCTGATCCGTCACCAAACTGCTTGGCAACAACACTCTTAACAAGGCTAAGAACAGCAGTAGCTCCTGCAAGTCCAGCCGCTTTCATGCTTCCCATGTCACCAATAGTGAACACAGCAAGGAATGACTGCGCGAATGTGGCAACCACTCTTTCAAGTACGTCTTTGTTAAACATTATTTACGTTTACCTTTCTTTACCTTCTTATAAGGTACTTTCTTAGCCTTCCCTTTGGAAGAGCTTGTTTGTAATTTAGGCATTTGCACTCCCTATACCTGTAGTCTGTCCACTAATAATAGCACCAGCTTGACCAGTGCCACCACCAGCGAATCTAGATATTCTTCGTTGTTTTCTTCGCTCAATTAAATCTTGCAAAGTTAAAGCATCATCACCAATACGCTCACCAGTAATCGGAGCGGTCATATCAACACCAAACTCTGCGCTTACACCATGAGTTTCATATTGCAAATCAGTATCCTCGCCTACTTGTTCAGCGAACAACAACTCTTTATCTTTCAAACTAGCGAAAGTATTCCATGTAGCGGCTTGAGATAAACCAAGATCAGCTATTCTATTAGCACTAAACTGATCCCAACCTTCATCTAAACCAGCCGCCATCCTACCCCAAGCACCAACTTCAGCAGTTTCTATTTGGTCTTTAAGATTAGACCAGTTCTGTTGAGGATCTAAAAGAAGTTGCATTGTAATATTTGTAGATGCCTCTCCACCCCACCAGTCATTGAACGTATCCCTAACTTCTTGTGGCACATCGTATAAGACACGCTCACCTTCACTTAAACGCTCTGTTACTTCGATCTCCCCTACTTGATTTATAATTAATCTTTCTACCAAAGTATTAAAATAATCTCCGCCGACATGAAAGCTGAATCTTTTAAATTCCTCACCTAAAAATTTTTCGTAAGCAATGTACTCTCCCGGAGTGGGAATGTTTTTCATTCCTGACTTTCTCATTTTGTCTATAGCAGGGAATCTTGCTACGAATACTGGGTGTTCGTACATTTCCATTAATGCACGTTCCGCTGTAAATCCGGGATCTGTTTGGAATTTAATATTTGCCCATTCAAACAAATCATCAATCATTGCTTTTGAGAATCCCATATTGCGTAATGCAAATTGAAATGCATCTTTCATATTATTTATAATTTGAAGTTTGCTA